CTCGAGGAAACAGTCCTCACAAAACACGTCCAGAACGTCAAAAAGGTCCTTTAGTGCAGACTTATTCTTAGAATCCACACCTTTACCCGAAAATAAACCATTTGCCGTGTTAAGCAGGGAATTAGGGATTTTGCCGTGTTTTGCTAGGTCCAGCATAGAGGGACGGCGTAGACGGGCCGTGAAGGGCTGACCCTCAGCAAAAGGGGGCAGGTCCACAATCTGACCCTCTGCATAGCTGGATAATTGAGTTAGGCTAGTGATTTGTCTTTCCATCTGTTACCTCCTTTAAGAGCTTGCCTTTGGTAGCTTACCAGCCCCAATATAGCTAATCTTGTAGGGAGGTTCACCAGTCTTAGGAGCGGAGTTAATGGTATATTCAGGGGCACGGAAAGCACCATCCTCAGAACTAAAGCCCACGGGAACACCCTGACAATTAGGGTAGGTAATGCACTCATACCCGGTAATGATACCAGCGGCATCATAAATGGAGGAATAGGCTTTCAGTTCACAGGGGGTACCCTTATCGTCAGAGCCTGCCACAGGGGGCGCATAACTAGCCACACCAAAGCCTTTGTCCTCATCGCCCTCAGTGGTCATACCTTCGTCAGTCCAATACTTAACAGTACCACCCTGGAGGATAGTTACCAGTTCAGGGTTGAACACATTATCAGTTAGGGTGATAGTGTTACCCGTAACCGTAGTAGTGCTAGGCTTCTGGGAAATAAGTCTACCCTTAACCACCAGCTTAATAGCGTCCTCAGTCTCAGACTGTACACTAATAGAAATCTGATTAGCCGTGTCCAGGATAATCTCAGTTTCAGAGCCTTCCGGCTTGATGGTCACTAGAGCAACGTCAATCGTGGGAATTTCATGACCTTTTTTAGTTGCCATATTGTTACCTCACTTTCTTACACTTTTCTATAATTGTAATACTGTACGCTTATCATATGGGCATCCACAGTATCATCATAAAATGATGCTGTTTCAAATAGCACGGGCTTTATCATAGGTTCTAGCCCTTTCATAATACTCTTAACCTTAGAAACATACTCTTCCAGCTTTGTAAATTTGTTCTTAGGGACATAACACATGACATCATATAGTGTTCTTGTGGTGCTGAACTGGTTATATTGTGTAGTACCAGCATCTTTGACCACAACATAGGGGGCTTTACATTCCCCCTCTTTCTGTGCTGGGGTGTAAACATCAATCCCGTTGTCAGCTAGGTGAGCGTAAATGTCCTTGTATCGTGTAGTTTCCACAAGATTCAACCCCCTAGCTTAGACATTAGGGTCTTAAAACCCGGCAAAATTTGACCCTGACCCACGTTCTGGATGGTTTCTGGAATGATTGCATACCGCTTACCATTCGCAAGTTCCAACCACTTGCCATAATCAACACCGTGGGCAAGTTCAATCTTGTAACCATTGGCATATTTCATAGAGGTTGCGGTCAGGCTTGCTCTTGCTCTGCCCGTCTGGTTCTGCCATCGGGCATTAGACCGGGCATAGTTTTGTAATTTTAGGGCACTGGTTTCAGCATACATGGACACGGCGGAGTCTAGCTTGCTCTGCATCCCCTCTAAGCCACTCATTAGGGCGGAAATGTCAAACTTTATGCTATTGCTCACACCACCACCTCCAAACTTATGTCAAGAGCAAGATTAAATTCACCCGGATTAGTCACACCGGAAACATTATACACCTTGTCATTGATTGTAACCTTATCACCCTGCTTAATGTCCTTGGCCTCATCGTACAGGGCCAGGATAAACGGGGAAGTCTTATCTTGCACAGAAGCGGCATCTGTCCCAGTTACTAGAATGTGTTCCGTTGTTTGGTGGAACACCCCATGAATTACCGTAACAGATACCGCCCCCGTCGGCTCTTTAAACTTGTCTAAATAGTCACGCTCGAATCTATATGTTTCCCCGTTGGTCCTAATCAGCCTTTTTAGCTTGTTTAGCTCAAACTTAGGGGTTTTCATCTTGCACCCCCAAGGGTCCCAGAATTAGAAGGTCTATACATATTTGCAAGCCGTCTAAAATACTGGGAGCTATCAGCCGTGGTCAACCCAGAGATAGTGAGCGTGGTGTTTTCCGCCTTGATAAGCAAGCACTGATAAGCCGTGTTGTAGAGGTCCCCGCCGTTTTGAGTCAAGTAAAACTCTAATTCCTCATCCGTAAAGAAAGGTACATCGGCCTCCCTTAGCATCAGTTTGAGGTTGTTAAGGTCTGCCATAACGTACCCCCTTACCCTTGTTGCTCCAGAATCAGGTCCTTTAGTTCCTGCTTAGACTTCCCACTTGTGGGAATCCCTAGAGAATTTGCAACTTCACGCAGTTCTCTAAGTGTTAGCTCGGAAATAGGCTTTTCAGTAAGTTCTTCTATCTCTTCCTCAGCCTCGCTATAGTCCACAGTCTCCACCGCTTCGGGGGTATCGGAGGGGGCCACCTGACCCACCTCCTCAACCTGAATAAGAGAATAACCCATGGACTTGTAAAGGGATTGATAGGCACCTTCGCTTACTGTGACCCTATGCTTGCCGTTACAAATCGTAACCATAGGACCCTCCTCACTTCACATCCGCAATGAAAATTTGGTCTGCCGCCTCGAAAGAGGGCAGGGACACCATAGAAACCTTGGTTTCCACATTCACAGGGTCGGACTTCTCCATGGTAGTAACCGCAACACCCGTATCAGTGATTGCCACGTTGGAAACATTGGAGCTTTGCAAGTCGGACTCTTCCGGGGTGGTGCCGAACCAAGTAAAGCCAAGGGAACCAGTGGGGAACAGAACGAAAGTGTCCTCAGGGACATAGCGCACGGTTTGACCTTGGTCATTGGTGTACATCTTGGTGTAAACCACGACTTCCAGACCCAGCTCATCTTGTAGTAGAGCCTTAACACGTGCATCAGAGGGGGTAACGGTGCCATTACCCATGACATAAATCATCTTAGAGATAGCAACATTATTCTTAATGTTGTTCCAAACCTTCTGACCACACACAGCACGGGTGGGGCGAACACCAGTATCAGCCTCCACCAGGTCCTGCCACTCATAAATGTCCTTTAGAATGTCAGCATTGTCACGGTCAGACCAACCAGTGGAAGCGGTACCCTTGTGATTCTCAGGAACGCCATAGTCATAAGTGTAGTTCTGACCATTTGCAACAATAGCGATGGAGCCGGTAGTCAGGGCCATCATACGCATCATTTCACGGCGCACTCTAGCACCCTCCAGAAGTCTCATCTCATCATCAAAGACCCGGTTCATAATACTATCAATATAGGCTTGATTGCCAGTCTCCAGCACCATATTTAGCTGTTGTCTCAGCTCTTCATCAATATAGGTACTCTCCTTGAAGAAGGGCATCTCAGCGGAAAGCCGCTCGAAACCGATTCTTGCACGGGGAATCACACCGACATCAAAAGCAGAGGGCTTTAGGACCACAGGGGCACCCTTGCTACCCTTAATCCACTTAATGTCAAGGCCCAGCTTCTTCTGATTGGTCCACAGGGTTTCACCCAGATAAGGGGGTTGGCCCTGGGTGAAGGTCTCCCAATAAGCGGTAACTTCCGGGGCCTTAACTAGGTCGAAAATATTAGGCATAATTCACACTCTCCTTTCTTAGTCTCTCAGAAGGTAAATCTTACCATCTAGGGCAGTCTTGGCGGCGGTTGCCAGGGTTTGAGTTGCGCTGTCAAGTCTGTCAAGGTTGACAAAACCCCAAATCAGCAGGGTACCATTTGCGGTGCCGTCAGTAATGTCAACATCATGTAGTAGGACACCAGCGGGGGAATCACCCGCCTTGAAAGCGGTCGAGCGGTCCGCTAGGTCCCCGGCCAGGGGAGTACCCGCCTTGACAATCTTTCTACCGTCCTCAGTGACAGAGGCGGTGGAGCCGTCAACCAGGATGGAGACGGACACTTGATTTTGCACATTATACAGAATCTGCACAGGTGCAACCGCAGTTTCGGTAAAAATACCAGTTCGATTTAGCATCTTTTAGTTTCCTCCTTAGTTCTTAAAATAGGGGTTTTCAGTAGGTTTGGAGGTCATACTTTCTGCAAGTCTCTTTCCCATAGACCCGGCTTTCTCATCCTTGGGGCTTCTCTTGTGGCCTTGACCGCCACCAGTGCCGGGGTCATCCTCTTGGAAAAACATAGCCATTTTCTCCTTAACGGCCTTCACCGCATCCTCAAAGGTAGTCTTATCGTCAACCTTGGCAGAT